AATTCTTGATTTATAAGATCAGATTCTTTAATTAAAAGATTTGTTGAGGTGCGATATGTGATAGAGGAAACAGTATCAATTGTATAATAATTTATTGTCCTATTCACTTTTACATACCTGCTTCAAGTTTGGAGATAAGATACTCTTTAACTAGTCCTGAACGAACAATGTCGTCAATACCAAATTCTATCATATCAAAAGATGGCATTGCACGAATGATTTTCATAAAATCAACAATACCATTTCTTTCATTGGTTTTTGTGAGATCTGTTTGAGATGCATCACCACAAAATACAATCTTAGTGTTTTCACCAACTCTGGTTATTATACTATCTAATTCATGAAAATTCAAGTTTTGAAATTCATCAACAACAATAATAGCATCATCAAGTGTAGTTCCCCTTAGAAAAGATGTACTCCAGAACTTAATAGTTTCCTGTGATCTGAGATTACCATAAAGCATCTCAAAATCAGCATCAGAGGGCATCTGAAACATATATTTTACCATATTTTTATATGGTATCTGATAGTATGAAGACTTATCTTCATGATCACCAGGTAAAAATCCTATTTCACGAGTAGCAACTAAAGATCTAACAATATAGATCTTATCATAAGGTGTGTTTTCACTTAATACATCTTTAAGAGCATTATAAAGAGTAATAAAAGTCTTTCCTGTTCCTGCAGCACCATATGCAATAATATGTTTTCCTGCACCATAAGAATCAAACAATCTTTTTTGATTATCAGTGATTGGTTCAATATCAACCAAATAATCAGTGTTAATTGGTTTTTTCCTTTTCATCTGCTTGGCAGTTAATCCAACCCCTATGGGTTGATCTGTGGATGTTGCTCTTTTCTTTCTCGCCATTAATCTAGATTCCTAATATAATTTCCATAATTATTTTTTTGTGTTTTCTTTAAAACCTCATTCCAACCAGGTGCTTTCTTTCTTAATTTATCTCTCCATTCTCCTACATCTTGTGATGCTGGACAAGTATCAGGATCTGACCAATCTCTCTTCCAGTCTGGATTGTCGTCACACCATTTACTCCATTCATGAACACTCAATACAACTTCTTTTTGTTCGCCAGTTTCTTTGTGAATAACAGGATATGTAGCCATAATAATAACGTATTGTAAAGATATTTATACCCACTCTAGGGCTTCTGAGACCGCAGGGAATTGTTCGGTAAACACTTTCCTACATGCCTCTGCAATTACCATATGTTCCTTTTGTGTGCCATGTGCAGAACGTAAATTGATATAATGTATCCAAGAACGACAAGAACCAGTCATGTATATTCTAGTAGGAGTGCAGAGTGGTAATACCATTCTAGCACACTCTTTAGCAACACCATCTTCCAGCATCTGATTATAAAGTGCTAAAGAAGAACTGAATAAAGTTTCCATCTGCTTATTCAATGTCTCTACCATCTTAGGATCTAAATCATCAGTGGAGTTTTGACGATTCTTTGTATCTTGTCGTCTTAACTCTGGTAGAGGAATATCACCAAGTGCAGTACTAGCAGCGTATCTTTGAGAGAACTCTTGAAATGTAAAAGATCTATGACGTAGTATCTGTGCTGCAATAGCACGAGTAGTCTCAATCTCTAAAGACATAGAAGATTGTTCAAACACACTCCAATGATTATGCTTGATACAATACTTTAATAGTCCTGCATATTTTTCATTGTCTTGATTAGATGGATTAGAGACTCTAGCAATATATGCCATTGTCTGTTCTGCATCAGGAGTAATGCTTATAAGTTTTACGGTCATTTACCAAATCCTTTTGATACTGTTGATTTTCTTTGAGCAATTTCTTCTTCTAAAATCTTTATTTGAGATTTCACCTCTTTTAATTTATCATCAGTGTAAAGATACTCTTCTTTAACTATTCTCTTTAATAAATTAAGCATTCTTTTTGCTCTATCAGTCGGGGTAACCATCGTCATCATCGTAGAGTTCATCGTAATCATTTGGTTGTTCAAATGCTTTTGAATTTTTGTATGCATCAACATCAGAATATACCTCTGCTTTGAGTGCATCAACTAATAGTTCCATATTACGGACTATCAACTTTAATTTGTCTCTTTCCATAACAATTACACTTTTAATTATTTTACACAAAAAAAGAGCACCTGTCAAGAGGTGCTCTTTTTAATTAGCGTTTAGGACCTAAGAACAAGGAACTGCCTTGCTCTTCACTTTGATTCCACGATACATTAGATCATGGTTTCTTATTTGCTGTTGCTCTGCAATCAGCACCTTACGATACTCTTCAGTATCATATTCGTGTCCACGGTAAGTGACTTTTGCCATTGGGTTTCTCCAAAGTAGTAGGGATTTTAGCCCCGTTCCTTCAGTCAACTTTTGCGTCCCAGTTACACCCTTGTTCGCTATTCATTTTAAGAACTTCAATTAATTCAGTTCGCACAGGATCAGAAGATGATACCTTAGAGATAATACCTTCTGCCTCATTACAAGTTAAAAGAGTGGCGAGTAGTATGTCCATGAGATGAACGATCCGTTCCGAGTCGGCTTACTTGCGTCCCTTTCGGGATGAACGATTGTGTTAATACTAACACAGTTATAGTATATAGTCAAGTACTTATGTAACTCTTGTTACAAAAACCCTACAGATCAAAAAATACCTGGAGATTTTTTTGCCCGATTTTTGAAATTAAAAGTTGATTTTGGTTTACACCTTTCTTTTTTTCTTTTTAGTTGGTGCTGTTTGATAGTTCCAAAGGTTTGGTTTGATACTACCATTACCAAAAGTAATAGATTGAATCGCACCTTGTTTGAATCTATCATAGTACATATCAAATATACTTCCTTTAGTTCCTCTCGTTAAATCAAGACGAACTTTATCTTCAAAAAGATATTGAACAATACAAGCATCAGTAGGAACATGTTTTACAGAAACATCTTCTAATGTACCATCATCTATGATGATTTCGCAACCATACTTCTCCTTACAAGATTCTCTCTCTTGTTTAGACCATACAGTTTGTTTTCTCTCTGGTTTTTCTTTAATCTCAGGTGCTTTTTTTGGTGCTTCATCAACTGGTGAAGTCATGATCTACCACCCCAAGTAATATCAGGATATGCTTGTGATACTACTTCTTTTGATATTTTATACTTGGTTTCTAAATCTTTATCTTTTACAAGAATAAGAATTTCTGCTTCCAATGGATGTAATCCTTGTAGAACATTAATGAACATTGTTTCTCTACGAAGAGAACTTAATCCATCATTACCACCTTTTATAAAATTATAAAACTTAGTAAATTCTTTTCTAATACTTGCTTTACCTTGATCATTTGCTCCAAGAGAAGTGGTTCTAAGTTCACCCATCTTAGATACTGCATCATTTATCTTCTCAGATAATGTTCCAGTTGCTGTCTCATCTTCTAAATTAGTAGCATAAGGAACTTCACCTGGTGGTAAAAGAGAAATAACAGTTTCATCAAAATTCCATATCATCACTGCTTTAAGTGATGGATGAGAATATTTTTGAAGAACTTTTACTTTGTTTGCTTTACTTCTCTGCTTTGAAGCAGCATCAAGAACTTCAAACACAAAAGGATTTGTTGGTAATTCTGGAATCTTATCAGCAATTACTCTTGGTTTCTTTGCTACTACTTTTTTAGTTGTAGACGATGCTGCCTTTTTTCTAGTCGTCGTCTTCTTCGTCGTTGTCATAATTGTTTTCAAATCGGAATGCTACAATTTCATCAGGAACTAAATTACCTAGTTCGTCAAACATTTCGGGATGTGGTCTTGGTATCTCCCGATAATTCATCATATAGTCTCTGGCTACCCATCCACCTATTATACCTATTAGGAGAAACATTAGTGTTAAAAATGAGCCAAATACTAAACTGATTGCTAACATACTTCGTCCTCCAAGGTCGATTAAGGTGATATGTGATGGTTTAGATTTTTTCTTACCTCCAGTGAGTATTAATTCAAATCCACGATTAATATTATAATCTGATTTATTTATACCCTTATCAGACGATTTTGTTTTCTTTAAGGAATTGGACTGTATCAACACATCCTCCTAATTTTTTACCATCAACAACCACTTGTGGAAAAGTGGATCCCTGACCAAACTCACCATAAAACGAATCTCGATCAAAGTGTTCATCTAGATTATACACCACAAACTTACTTTCTGTCAACTGTAATACTTCTTTTACTTTATCGCAATGTGGACATCCTTCCTTTGTATAAACTGCAAAGTTCATTATCGTAGAGTTAAAAAATTATTTAGTATCTATTATAACATAAACGAACAATTTGTTAGAGTAGTAAGTTAAGTAGTAAACCAATTTGTATTATAAGAAGAGTCATATTCCCCATAACTGCCAACAGGAACAATATTAAATGCTAAAGAACGTCTAATTTTTTTACTTTGATGTTCTGCAATTCTATGGGATAAGTAACTTGGAAATAAAACTAAACTATTTGTTGATGGTGTAATATAAGATAAATTTGAATTTACAATATTAGGATTTACTATATTCAATTCATATTGATTATAAATTGCTAATGGGTTATTAAATTGAATATTTGCAACATCCCCATCGTAGTCATCATAATAATATACACCACTCCAAAAACTATTCTTATGATTATGAAAAGTAGAAGATTGTCCTTCTCTTGTTCTCGTTAGCCAGGAAGTTGTAATTCCATAATCACTATCATATTCAAGAACTTCATTAGAAAATTTTCTAAAATAATCTAATAATATTTTCTTGGTTTTTGGATATTTCTCTAATATTCTTAAATCTACACTCTGAGAAGAAGATGCATTAGAAATAGTATCAAATGCACCATCATATGATTTTAATTCATCAGTATTCTCATCAACACGAATGATTGGAACACAGATAGGAAATAATTGAACTAACTCAAATTTACTTTTCATACTAAAATTAGATTATATAAACTATTCTACCACGGAACTGCTTTACTTGGTTTAGCATCTGCAGATCTTGTATCTAAAATATTATTGCAACAAGTATATTTGTGATATAAAAATGCATCAGTATCAATTATCCAAGACTTCACAATATCGTTAGTTAATGAATCAAAAGGAGTGAAATTGCCACTATCAGGTGGTGATACTTGAGTTGCTCCTGCTTTAGTTACAGTATCCGATCCTTCTGTAGCAGTCAAAGTCCATTCAATATCATACACAACATCAGCAAATCCAGTTGCTACACCAACATAATCTGGTGCAGTTCTATCCAATCCTGTGATTTTTAAATCAAAGGTTGTATTGTCAAAATTAGATGGTTTTCTTAAAGACATATCTTAATCGTTTTTAATATTTATTATACCCAGTCATCTGCTACTCTAGTTGCCCTTACATAAAGAATACCTTGACTGCTACTATTGGAAGGATCCCAGTTAAGAGCTCGTGCTTGTACTCCTGCTCTTACATTACCAGCAGCAACACCTTGGAATTGGAAAGTCCTACTAGGACCGTAGAATGAATGACCACATTGAACAGGAACAAATGAAGCTCCAACTGCTCCATTATGGTTTGCACCTGTTGGTGTCCATAAGAAGTTTCCTCTTACAATCCAAGGTACTCCAAATCCTTCATGTGACCAGTGGAAGTTTACCAAATATGTACTTGCAGAATTACCAAAAGCATTAGAATTGATTACTGTATTCCATTGATTACTTGTCCATGTATGTGTATCATGACTAACATTAATATCAGACTTAATATATGAAACAAATCCACCAGCAGCAGATTGTACCTCACCAGTTTTTTGAACTGTTACTCTTCTAACACCAGTTGAACTACTACCATCACCAGTAATGATGGTAGTGTTTGCATAAGTAGAACCAACAAGAAAATCTACATTGGTAGTTCCAGTATATACTTGATTAGCACCTTTCACTATTCCACAGAAACCACCTCTCATATTATCTGTGTCTAGGAAAATTATCATAGCATTTTCAGCAGAAGTCTCCTTAATGGACATCTTATATCCATTAGCGTTAGAGTTTATACCACTACCTAGATATAATTTACCTTCTGATGTGATGCGAACCTTTTCTCCTAATACACCAGCAACGCCAGTTTCAAATGTAAATGCACTAGAAAGGGTTGTACCACTGTTTACATCAGCAATACACATAATACGACCCATATTCTGCTCTACATTACCACTTGCTCTATCTCCCCAAAAACGAATACCACCACCAAATCCAACTCCTGTAGTACCACTTCCATCATGTTTTGCATATAGATGTAATTGTGTATCTGCTGTTGTGGTTCTATTCGATTCATCAATAACAACTAATGGATAATTACCTTCATTTCCACCAATTCGTACATATCCATCAGATGTGATGCGAAGTCTTTCAGTACCAGCAGTAGTTGTTGTATTTGCAGCAGTATAAAATATATGTTGAGTAGCAGCATTTGTAATACTAGAACCACCACCATATGAAATAAAATTATTTCCACTTTGGTTATATGATGAAACTAATGCTACGGGTTCTTCAGCATTAGTATAATGCGGAGAAGTTATTCTATTAATTTTATCAGTGCTATTAGTTCTACCACTACTATTAACATTACCTCCAATACAAGCAGTATATGCACCACTATCAATATCTACACCACCTTGTGTTGCTTTTGGTAATGCAAGTGAACCTGCTCCAATCCGTATATTACCATCACCTCTTATCTGAAATAAGTTTGATCCACCTTTCTGTCTAAAATGAGCACAAATATCAGAACCATTTGTACCAGCATCAATTAATATACCATGAGATTGACCAGTTGTGCTGTTGGCATAAACTTCAAAACTATTATTATTAGCAGGAATACCACTTATTCTCATTCTTCCACCGTACACATTAAGCATACGATCTGTTTGATCAAGTTCGCCAGTTCCGATATTTACTCTACCATTTTGTGTGATGCGAAATCTTTCAGTTATTCCACCAGAAACATTTTGACCAGCAGTTTGAGAACTATTGGTAGCACCAAATCTTAAAGTTCCAGATCTTAATGATAAGTATGCACAATGATCTGCTTCTATTGCTTTATTATTAGCACCATCCCAATAATAATTATCGACAAGTTGAATAAGTCCATTTAATTGTCCACTAACCCATCCTTGAATACTTCCTTTACCACCAAGTGCAATTCTCTTTGTATTACCTGAAGTAGTTTGAGTATGAGTGTTTCCTACTCTTACACAACCACTTGAGTCGATGCGAAGTGCTTCAGCAGTAGGCATTCCAATTGTAAGAGCACTACTCGTGATATTAATTGTTGCTTTATGAGTTGCATCACGATAGAAAGCCACCATTGCACCATCACTAGCAAGACGGTTCAAAGTTAATTGTAAATCATTAGATCTTGCAATATCAATAACATTTCCACCACGAAGTACTATACCATCATTACCACTACCACTGTTATTATAAACAGTTGCATCAGTAGTCCCTACAAGAACATTACCACTTGAGTCGATGCGAAGTCTTTCTGTTCCAGTAGTTCCAAATTTTAAATAATCACTACTATGAACATATTCAACAAAACCTCTATATTGTGCATTACCAGAAGTCCCAT